GTAGCCTTGTGGCTAAAAAAACGCCCACCTTTAGAGCTATTACATGACTTACACATAGCACGTAGATTATCTGGACTCCACATATCGCCACCTTTCACGCGTGGAATGATGTGATCTACTGTGTGTGCAGGCTTATGGCAAACAGCACACTGCCAACCATCACGATCTAATATGGTAATGCGTAGCTTTTTCCACTTACCACTGCCTATCTCACGTTCACTCAATGCCAGCCCTTAATCTTGTAATGAGCTAAAGCTTTACACATAGATCCATATCTATTTAGATTGTACTTGATACCCCACTCTACTTGCTTATAACCATCAACTGTTTGTAAGTATTTAGATTTACCTTGTGGTATGCCATAGTGTGATCCATTCCTGGCATTAGGATTCCATCTTGATTCTCTAAAATATAAGTAATCTAAACAATAGAACTCATCTAAGTTATTAAGCTGTATGAAAGCCCATTGTCTGTAGTTATCAGTGTTATCAGCTGCAACGGAATAAGTCTTTTCAAAGCAAATGACTTCTAAGAATAGAAGGGTGGCAACTAGCGTGCACCTCGCGAGCGACCCCTGCAGGGGCTCGCGTTTCGGCTTTGATAGCCGATGCGATCTAGAGCGTAGCATATGAAGTCAAATCAATCAGCATAACCGCAGGTCAGACGGCAAGTCATAATGCGTAGATCATCGGTGTCAATCCAAGTCTGATCATAACCAGCCATCATTATTTCGCTCCAATCAATTGGCAAGTGTGGCAGTCCACGGCTAGAAACTTCCATCCACCACACTTATCACATCTGCATATATCACTGTCAGGAATATGCAAAGCTTCAGCTATATTTTTGATACCCACGCATCCGCAGGACATGCACTGGTACGCCTTAAAGCCTTCGGGCGTATCTAATTGCTCAAGCCATAAAAACTCTGTTTTAGCTTTACAGCCATTACATTTGAATTGTGGGTACATTATGATAATATCCTTATTGCCTACATTGGCATTGAGTACAAATCAAGTAATTACCACTATGTATTAACCTGTCGTCATTACAAGCTATACATAAGTCAGTAGATGGTATGAACTTTACCTGGTCGTTTTCCATTCGCTCCAGGTAAGGTCCACCTCTTAGTATTTCTACATATCCCATTTATTCACCCCCTTTACCTTCTTCTGAATCATCGGGCCAATACCATGTGCCTGCAGCTGTAAGTTTTGCCCATTTTGCATCACATTGTTCGGTTTTAGGGGCTATGCATACATAACCTGCATAAGGTTTATTGGTGGCTTTGGCAATGCCTTCTTTTTTCACCATATCACCATGCCGGCAAGTAAAACCAACATCAACCACTTCACCAATTTCTGCAACACTTTCGCCGATAGACCAAACAACAGGAACAGGCTCGTTGCTATTATCTTTAGATTGTGTGTCCACAATATGTAACGCCATCTCCATCGCAGCTGATTTAGATCCTGGTGCACCGTATTTAGGTTTGAAAGATGCAACTTTGCTCATCTCTTCTCTTGATGCTCTTTTGCCTTTAGCTGCATAACCAGCATTTGCAAGTGCTCTGCCGATCGCTGAAGTCTCGCAGTTTTCCAGTGCAGATGTTGAATTAACACCGCGATCAGAAACGCTCTCACTAGCAAGGCCGGTCGCGTACGCTTTTGCGTCTGCTTCCGTCCTAAATAATTCAGCACTAACAATGTATCTAGTGTCTGAGGCCTGTTCAATCTTTGTTGCCACTCTTCCATCTGGATAATCCTTCCACCATTTTTCTAGTCGACTCTCGACTGTCTCGTAATCTTCTAAATTAAATGCCATTACTCACCAGCTCTCCACTCATATTCATTGTCCTTTTCGGCTTCGATACACATTTTGTATATTGCCATGTATGCACAGATGTCCACGATACTGTCTTCGTGTCCAGGAGATTCTGCCAACCGTGAGATTTTTTGTAAAACATTGATAATTGGAATGTCGTGAGGCATGATCGGATAGTCAATATATGCACTAACTGATTTTGCGATTCGTTCCATGTTATAGATTGCGTGGCCATAGACGACCCCACGTTCATGGACAATTGCTGTTGCATTATTAAACAGCTTCTCAGTTGATGTCGGCATCAGTTTTATTCTGAATCATCCGGCGGTGCATGTCCCAACCATCTTTACGGCCTCGCCAATAATGTGTTTGTTTTGCGTTTTCATATATTCCATAAGCCCAGATGATTGCAACCATACTTGCAACCCATAACAGGCCAGCTTCTTTTAGTGTCATATAGCCCTATCTATGCACACATATTTTGTGGCATAGCAATAGTGTTGCACCTGTGTATGACTTTGTGGATTATTTAGGGCTTGGTTTGTATAACGATTAGGTAACGATGTTACCCGTAATACCGCCCTAAAGCTGTAAATGAGCCATCCTTATTAACTGGCACCAGGGTCGGTGTCAGGGTCTTGCCTACGGCTTCTAGTATAGCAAACCCATTCTGCCAATTCGCGCTTCCATAGCGGATATAAGAGGCTTTTTTGCGATCCATAAGATTACCTACCTCAACGCCATATAAGTTCCTAGAATGGCCGTTAATGCCTTCTGAATAGGCACTCATGCCAAGCCTGTGACTATGCCCCGCTATAACTGATTTTCCAAATTTCTTGGCTAAATTTAATGAGGTAACGCCCGCATGCTGGCTCATGCTGCCCTCGTCTCCATGACACAAAACCCACCCAGGATGGAATTCATAAGCTGTTTTATGGTAGGTCATGCCCATCTCTGCAAATCCCATAAATTGTGAGTATTGTAATTCTGGCAAACTTATTAAACCAGGTACTTTTAATAAAGTATTATATAAACGATCACTATGATTTGACCTGATAATATGACATTCACGGCTGTACTCGCTGAGATCCCAAAGAATTTGCTTACATAGCTCACGATCATCGTGAATAGTTTGTTCATAAGCCAAAGGTGTTTTTTCAGCCCAACGACTAATGGTCTGGAAATCCATTTCATCGCCGACCACCAGTACAGAATCAAATCGCTCACGCTTTGCCAACCTCTTTATATTCTTGATAGCCGAATCCAGTTGATAAGGACACTGGATGTCTGAAATTACCAGCCAACGCTTAATCTTCATCCTCTTCAAAATCATCAAGTGGATTCTTAATAGGATCTTTAGTATCTACAATCCAGTCCGGATAACTTGATCTATCCATAGCAAACGCTAAAGCTGTGCCTTCATCCATGCCGGATTTACGACAAGCCATGTAAATCTCGTTAGCTGCTATCGCCCAAAAATCTAACTTTGTAAGTACAGGCTCTTTAGTGGTCCTGCGCCTACGTGCAACCTTCTTCTTTGGTTTGCGTTTGGTAGCCATATTAAAATTATGACTTACTAATTAAGATAAAGAGATCATCGACACGCTTCTCTAATCGTGTTAATTGATCCTTCATGCTAGATCCACCGTTAGGTCGTAACTCGTTCAACCAGCCTTTAACTAGAAAACGTAAACCTAATAGACCGCCTGATAGCACGGCGATAACGCCAGCCCCAAATGAGGCCCAATCCTGTAATGTCATTTCTTCGGAGTTGCATAGCCAAATACTCCGGCTAATACTGCCCATAGAACAGCACGATAATCAGCTGCAAAGTTTGATGCTGCCCAAGCTGATAAGAATGCACCAGCGGTCAGTACGTAAGGATTTTTCATGTTCATATTTTGCCTCCTAGTAGTGGTATATCGAACGCCTTGCCATCTTGATCTCCAGCCTTTGTAAAACTGACGTGTATGTGCTTTGTGTGCTTGTTAAAACCTGAATATTTACGCCACTTAAAATTAAGGATTTTGCTTGCAATCATTCCATTATGGATTACGTACGATATACGCTTATCGGTCTTCGCACAGATTCTGATTTGGTCAGCCAAATATATTGAGAGCCCTTCGGATGTATCCAACCTAGAATCAATATCAATGGCTCGAACACATCCGGTGCTGTCTGGATTATGATCTGATTTTCTGGCAGCATGACGAGCATCGCCAAGCCATCCATCACTGGAAGTGCGGCGATCTGGATACCAGGTAGTAACGGCATCTCTTAAACTTTCACCTGCTTTACTTAACCAGGGGCTCGACATTATGATCCTCGTTAGTGCAATCCCATTTAGCAACTTTAGCATTTAGTATTGCTTCCGCATGACATTTAGGAGCGATAAAAATATCTTCTAAAGGTAAATATGTATAACCAATTCCTGCATAATTACCTCTAATTTTGCCATTATAGGAAGTGCGTTTGCAGATTTGACCTCTAAAGTTTCCATACCAAGTTTCAGGATCTAATCCTTCAATTTTCTCTGTTTCATCAATACCCGTAATAACTTCCGTAACAATATTATTTTCATCCAAGAATGCGTAATGCGCCATTATACCCAACTCACATTTCCAGTACCAGCAGTAATTGTTGTTACTTTATTCGCTCCTACTGTTGTAGTGCTACCAGTTAATCCTGCACCTATTGTTATAGTGTTAGTATTTGGATACCTTAAAATTACAATACCTGAACCACCATTAGAAAAGTCTGCGGCAGAATTATATGAACCTGCCCCACCACCGCCTGAATTAGTCGCTCCGTCACTTGCAGGACCACTATTAGTTCCAGTACCACCCCCTCCTAATCCACCGTTTCCTGGATTGCTAACATAACCTCCTCCGCCTCCACCTGCGTAATAAACAGAAGACCCAGTAATAGATGTAGCAATTCCACTACCACCATTTCCTGCATCATTACCAGAACCAGCAAAACCTACTTGACCAGCCCCTCCGCCTCCACCTGCGCCAGTAGCCCCCGCAGTACCCGCTCCACCTGCGTAACCTTGATAAGGAGGAGGAGTTAATGCAGCTGCACCTGCTCCAGTATTTCCTTTACCACCACCTGATCCACCACTTGTCGGAGCATTGTAAGCTGATCCTCCACCACCATTACTTGTAATAGTTGCAAAAACAGAATTTCCACCGATTTGCCCTATATAGGAATTACCTGCCGAACCTTTAGCTCCTCCACCACCAATTGTCACTGTAAAGTTTGTTGATAAAGCTAGTGCCAAAGGACTTTCTAAACTTCCACCGCCACCTGTTGCCGTAACTGTGCAACGCAAACCGCCAGCTCCAGCACCTGCATAAGCTCCCCCTCCACCCCCAGCAACAACTAAATAATCAACACTTACAGTTGGTGGAGCAACGTATCCACTACTTAAACTACCTGCTGTTAAATTACCAATCATTATGCAATACCGCCAACAATGTACCAAGTGTCTGTAGCAGTTTTAATACAAGCTGCTGATTTATATTGTGCAAGGGTTGGAGATGCAGGAGTAGCACCTGCTGATAGTACCGTTGTGGTACCAGATGTTGTTGCACTAATTGTACAAGTACCTGCGCCAATATTTAATACTGTAATACAAGTACCCACTGGAAATGCAACAGAAGCATTTGTAGGTATCTTAAATGCATTAGCAGATGCATTAGACATTGTAACTAATACTTGATACTGATCTGTTGATACAGCTGTATAAGTTGTACCTGTTTGAGCATTTGTTGTAAATGCCACAAGTCCGTTAAACATGCCAGATGTAAGCACATCACCGGTTACTGCTGGAAATCCTGTTGCCATTATTACTCCTTAATAAGATAAGACGTTTTGTCCTAAGACACCGTAATCTACGTTGCCTATTATAAACCCATCTATGACAGGTTCTAGCGTTGTAAAGGTCGTTTTCCAACTATTTGGAGTAATGTTAAAAGCTACTCCAAAAATCTGTAGGGTCTTTTGCAGGGTAGATCCGCCTGGTTGGGTAGTAATTACCGTGATTGGATTAAAGAAATCTAGCGATAACGCTGCAATAGTGCCTGCGGTATAACTAGGGGTGTATAAATCAAGTACGATGGCATCGCATCGGATAGAGGTCTCAGCTCTAGAAGCTGTATAAGCTCTTGCATAATCTAGAGCTACAGCATCGGTTTGCATTAGTAGTCCATCTAGGAAATAAGAATGTAAAAAGTATTTGTCTATGGAAGCCTGATTAGTGGCTACCTGTGGGCTGCCATCTGATCTAGTTACCGTTGATTTATTAAATACCAAAGTGTCATCTAGTTTCCATATAGCATCTGCATAACGGATACCAGCACCATTATCGCTAAATACTGTAGGAGTGCCAGCAATAGATGACACAGTTACTGCACGATCTTGAAATACAAATGAGCCTGAAGCATCTACATATATTGCGCCATATTCACTATTGGCTACAGTTTGTAAGGACTGTAAAGAAGTCCTGTTGGTGCCTGGATCATTCTGCAAAGTAGTTAATCCGGCATCTATATCACGTTGAGTGTTAGGCCAGCTAATAGTATTTAAGATTTGATTAACACGTGTGCCAGATAAATCTCCTGCAGTGGCACCTGTTACTGTGGATATTTGAGCATTTTGAGCTAATCTCTGAGCATCTACAGCTTGTATAGTTGTATAGGCAACCTCTGTTGCATCTTTAGGTTGAGTATTAACATAAGATGTAATAAAGCCTGAAAAAATTGGATAAGTTACTCCTGAGTAAGTTGCAGTTATTTGTACTTTCTTCATAGGTGTTAATAATGCAAAATATGGGCTAGATGGATTCTGAGGATTAAAGTCGCCATTTTGATCTATTAAACGTAAAGTCAATTGACCGGTCTGGAATTCATCGGCTAAAGCATTACGTCCACGTTTAGTTTGAACTAAATCTACTTGATCAGATACATCAACAATTACTGCTACATTATCTGCTAATACATTTACTCCCAATTGACCAATATCAATTTGCATAGCCTGAGCAGTTGCAGGACCAGTGCTAAAATTAATAATCGCATTGATGGTTGGAACGGCCACTATAACGCTCCAGCAGGTACTTGATTACGTCCTTGACGATAGAGTGACAAAATTGCTTCTTGTACTGTTTGCTCAATATCTGTGTTACTCACGCCGCCACCTACGGATGTGCCACTTACATCTACGCTAACACCTATGCTAGTTGCACTCCTTGCAGATCCACCTGCTATAGCACTGCTAACGCCTTCTATTGGTGCTAATACTCGACCTGCTCTGGCGGTCATTTCACCTGCAGCTGTAAATAAAGCAGGCATTAAAGTCTTAGTTAAAACTGAAGTAGTCTCACTTAAAGCAGTAGATAAAATTTGTGCCACTGAAGCTGCTTCTAATTCTTTATTATATTTTTTGGCTAAAGCCTCATTGTTATCTAAAATGGCTAACTGGCCTTTGATACGTAGTTTGGTCTCATCATCGGTAGCAGCATTAAGGGCTGCAGTCAAACTAATGCGCTCTAGGTCAAACTTGTCTTTAAGTTTGTCTATCTCGGTTTTGGCTTTATTAGATGCGGTAAGGATTGCTAATTCATCTTTACGTGCTTTAGTGGTTTTAGCCATAACCACATAATCTTTAACACGTGTACTGCTAGATTGCTGGGTACCTGGCAACTCAGATTTTAATCGATACTCACCATTAACCTTAATTACATTACCCGGTATAACTGTGCTGACAAGTCTTGCTATGCTATTAAAAGCACCTGCAATAACATTGGCACTTTTAATCATATTATTAGTAAATGTGTCTATTGATCTATCACCTGATAAGGTCTTCAAAGCATCTAACAAGCCTTTGCCAATAGCCTCTTTAGATTCATCAACGGCTACAGTTAATTTAGCCATATCACCTGCATAGCCTGATACAGCTGCTGATGCTTGACCTGCAAAGTTGGCGTTAAGGGTTTTCTGTACATCTAGGAATGATGAGGATTTTAATTGAGCTTTGCTTAGTCCTACGCCTAATCTGCCTAAGGCTACGTTATCGCCTAGATAGGCTTTAGATAAGCTTGTAGATACAGTTGTAAGGTCTTTGCCAGTACCGGCTGATACGTCAAGTGCGGTCTGGAATATGCTTTGGGCTTTGGCAACATCTTTAGTAACAATAAGCAGGCGTTGAAAGCCTGGGATCAGATTTTCATCTACTATGCCAAACTGTAAAGATAGTTTTTGCAAATAATTGTCGATATTTGATTGCTCAAAGGATAAACCTAAGTTACTGACTGTGGTACGTAGTTTAGCCGCAGCTTTCTCTGATTCTATAAAAGCATTAACTGAACTCTTACCAAAGGCTACTAATGCAGTAGCACCTAAATACTTAGTAAGTGTTCTGCCTAACTTTTGTGCTGATTTATCAAAGTCAGATATTTGTTTTTTACCTTTAGCAAGGCCTTTGCCATTAAAGGTTGCAATAGCGGAGACAACTACGTTGGCCATTATGCTGCCTTCTTAACTTCTGTAGACTTGTTAAAATGTATAGCTGTAGCATTTATGGCATTCAAAATTGCATCATAAACTTTAGGACTATCCTGAGCCCAAGCTTTGTAGATTAAGCGGCCTTTAGTTTTACGACCACCGCCTCTAATATCTTTAATCTTTGGCTGTGATGTGACTGGCTCTAATGCAGCTATGAATTGTTGGCTAGCAAATGGGTTGGCTGAGTTGTACTCTCTAAATGCTTTGCTACCTCTAGACTTTAAGGTATAAGTACCGCTAGCGCCTTTAGATGGTGTCATCTGGAATGGTGCTCGGCCTTGTGGATTTAGTCGGCCGGCTACCTCATAAATTGCGCCTGGTCTGCTTGCATTGTAAACATAGTTACTAACTGCAAAGCCATTCTTAAATGTTTTGTTTTCTCCTGGGTTATACCCAATACCTGCTCTAGCTATTGACGCATCATATTTAGGAAACTTGCCAACGCCTGTAGATGCTTTAGTCCAGCCAGATAATACATCTGAATTGCTCGGCACAAAGCCTCTAGCCTTAGTAGCTACATTACGCATTAAAGGATCAATAGCAATTCTAATGCGCTGACGCATATCTTGATCTATAAAACTTAATCCCTTTAGGACATCCTTAACGCCTACGACCTCTACTGGCATTCTTGATCTCCTTAGCTCGATCTGACAACACCTGGACAATTGCCCTAAGCATTTCAGAATCCATATCTATAAAAGCCTGGGGCGCAATTCCTGTTTCTACCGAAAGACTGGCTATCGTATAGATAATTGAATCACGCTGTGTTATTTTTTTTCTTCATCCAATACTTCAACGGTATCTAGGGTTTCAATAAACTCTAGGCCGAAGATAGGCACAGTAACATTAGCCCTACGCAAACACTCGTGAGCCAAGAAATAAATCTCGGTTTGACGTTCGTGATCACGTAGGACCTTTGATATTCCTGCGCCATACTTTAATTCGAAAGCGTACTCGACACCCGGAGTAATCTTGTGTTCAGATACTTCTCCGTTAGCCCTTGTTATCTTTAGCTTTGCCATTAGTTCTCCTTATGCTACCGCTACAGTAATTACGCTGTTGCAGGTAAATGTAATTGATTGACTTGATATATCGCTTACAGATCCATTTACATTGTTTAAGTTATTGACCAAAACGGTAGTTGAATATGAAGGATTGCTTGCAGATACTGCTCCAGTTGTTTGCTTGATTACTACTGGTACAGTTGTACCATAAGCAGCACGCAAAGTAGGGATTACAGTAGTTGCAGCGTTGTCATTTAAGAAGTCTAGAGTGATAGTGCTTGCCTCTAAACCTTTAGCGAACTTGTGAGCGGTATCCATTCTGTTACCACCTTTCGGCGAGTAAGTCATTTCTGCTTACTTCTGTATCTTTACCATTGATACAGATCAGACTATATCTTCACCCTATCTCTAGGGGCTTCGCGTGTAGTCGTTACGGACTCTCTGCTTTCGCAGGTTGCCTCGGTATTAACCCTTTTCTGGGGGCCTTCACCGATATAGCGAAGTAGTTATTATGTCAGCTTACGCTGCCACCGGGCAATATTCTCTACCCATTGCTGTTACCTCAAGTTCGTCAAATGATTGATTAACGGTTACAGATGTTACATACGCTGACAGATCAACGCTGTTAAACGTAACTGATACGCCATTATTCAAAAATACGGCCATGATTACTCCTTATCTTTCTCTTTAGTAGTTGCAGGTTTTGGTGCTTCTTCGATCTGGCCTATCTTTTTCAAGAAGGCTAAATCTTCCGGTGTTAGACTCATTTTAACTCCAGCTCGTTAGAATTGATACGGTGATTTCTGACGTTAATAAATCTCCACTTGCCATACTAGCGATAGCTGGAGCGGAGACACTTGATATGTTTAGCACCAAAGATGATGCGTTTAATTTAGTCATAACGGCAACAATAAAATCTTCTATGCCTGCTAAGTTGCCTTGATTATCAAAGGCTGGTACGCAGATCATCACCTTAAAATTGGCTAAAGGTGAGATGCTTGTGTAGTCATTGTTAGATGGCACTAAATAAGGATCACCAGGTGTAATTACAACGCTGTTTGCTAATAGGGTTGCAGGTGGGTAAGCAAAGGTGGACCATACGCCAGCATTGGCTAGATCAGTGGCTAGCGTGCTTCTAAGGGTGGTTATTGCGGCTGTCATTAGCCGACCAGTGAATTAGGACTTGAATACGGTTGGATGAGGCCTCTGACCCGATTTATCAATTGGTATCCCATCCTGTACGGACTTGCAGATACCCCATCCATACCTACCCCACCAGTCTGGCTAACTTGACGTGCTTGCCAGATGTCTACAGCTACGATCATCGCAGCCTCTCTGATGGCAGGGGTCGCAGTGTAAGCCTGTGATTTATGCTCTGGGCCAAGGGCTCGGCCGTATGGTTTTACAAAATGAAATGGGTCGTTTGAAGCTGTCTTTGCATATTGAATAATGCTATAACCGTTAGGATTTGAACTAAATGCGTATGTACTCCAAAACGCTGTGCCAATAGATGCTGGCACTGTAGTACCAGGGAATGATCCGGTTAATGTGTAAGTGCCATTATATGTTGCACCAGAATCACTAATTGTAATTTCTTGACCTGTAACAAATATGCCAGGGTTTGCTAAAACTATGCTTGCTACGTTATTGCTAATAGATGTGCCCACTACTGGAGCATCGTTGTGCCAAAGGTATTTAGAGATTAAATCTTCTGCAGATTGGCAACACTCTTCCACAGTAGCGTCACTGTATAAGCTACCTATGCCTAAATTACTACGTAATTCGGCTTTAGTTACCATTGTGGCTGCCATGTTGTCCTCTCTAGAAAAGCTCCCCTGGGGCTAGGGCTACTAAACCCCAGAGGATTATTAAAGTATTGCTGTTATTACGCTGTCATGTTGTAGCGTTGTAGACCACCAGACACAAGTGTCTTAGTTGCCAAGTATCCGTAAAGCATCAGTTCAATCTCACCTGATGTTGGTACGTTAGTTGAAAGTCGTAGTACTGGGCTCTCATAGATTGCAATTGCTGATGGCACGATAATAAATGCTGAATCATCAATAGTTGTAGATACCATGTTGGCATCAACATATAGATCTAATCCAAGTACATTTCCACGTATTGAAGTTGGTGATGAAGTACCGCCAGCATTCATTGGATTTTGTGATGTGAAGATTGGTCGGTCTGTTGAATCTTTAGCACCGATCAATAGTGACCACTGTGAAGTACCAGCAACATATGCGCTTGCTAGTTCACCAGTTGCAGAATATGCAGCTGGGCCAGCTTGTGCAATAAATGCTTGGATACCTAGGTAGGTAGTAGCTTGTGATGTTGCAAGTGTTCCACCAGATGTAATTTCAGCAATTACTGCTGCATCTGTTGCTTTGTTATAAGCACGTGTCATGTTGTCAAGCATCGCTTGAAAGAATGCAGGATTGTCAGATGAACGCTCTAGTAATTCTACTGAGTAGCGTTGTAATCCAGCGTACTTCTTAACAGTTGCATTTACGTATGCAGATACGATACCTGTCTCAGATGGTGAGCCACCTTCTGCAGTCTCTGCAACAGTACCTGAAGTTGTAATTTTAGGATGTGAGATAGTCATACCTGAGTTAGGAATAACTTTTGCTCCGCCACATGCCTCAATAGTTGGACGTGATCCGATAAGAGTATCTACAACAGTTGTTGCGTAAGAAACTGGAGAAAATGCAGGATTTGTACTGAACGAATCGTCGCTCGCTTTTACCTTTAATGCTTTAGCATCCTCGCCTCTTACCCATAGACCAGCTTCGTGATCTCCTAATTGTGCCTTAACTGCATATTGCAGATATTTGGCTTGTGAATTAATTGGCGTACGTGGCTCAGCATAGATAGCAGCACTTATTGTTGGACGTGCGGCTTCTACTGGAGCAACCTCTGCCGGTGTAACAGTTGGCTCTGGAGTTGTATCCAAGATAGCCTCACTTTCCGTAGTAGTTGGTGTTGCATCTGCTTCGCTTTCGCTCGCAGCAACTTTAGTTACATTTGCTTCTGCAAATGCTGGTGTCTCGACAAGACTTACTTCTTTTAAGCTTGCCTTGGTTACATATAGATAATCTTTCATCTGCTTAGATCCAGTTACCTCAACGCCTACAGATAGGCCGTCAATTAACTGCTCGCTTGCAAGTGTTAAAGCATCTTGACCTTGCATAGATGCGCTGATCTTAAAAGATGCGTAAATGCCATCTTCAGCTTTGTTAAACTTTTGCATGCGGCCAATTGGCTTGTCGTTTTTGTGTTGCATAAGCATTTTAATTTTTCCAGGATCACCAATATCAATAGAATCTTTGGCGAATACAACTGGTCCGGCTGAGGTAAATCCAACTTTTTCGTATGGCACAATTTTGCCAGCAATTATTCTGCGCTCGCTGTCAGAACTTTCAATTGCGCTACTAAACTTAAGAAACATTATAGCTCTCACTTCCGTTAGGTGACATGTCTTCCATTTCTTTGGCTTGCTGTATATCTATTAGACCTAAAGCCAACATCTTCTCTATCGCTTCTAACCGTTTCATTGTGTCAGCGCGTAGGAATGATTCTTCAATATTAAATCTGACCACGTTGCCCCTGGTAGTAATATCATCCATTGACAAACGATCTTCAATAGCACAAATAAATGGCTGTAACGAATAAGCCACAAACTCTTTACGGCCATCAATAATGTTTTGATATGTCATGCTGTTATTCATATCTGCACTAATGTAATATGCCGGTACGTTCATGGCACGTGCAACTTGTGTTGCTAAATACTGTGATGCTTCGTTATACATCATGTCTTTCGGACTAAATCCAACAGTCTCATAAGATAATGTGCTTGTTAGGTATGCAGTAGATCTAGATTGACGTGCTGCTTTCCAAGCTGCTAGCAATCCTTGTACTTGTGATTCTGGCATATCTGCGCCAGTATTTTTTAAGAATCCTGTTGCCATTGGTGTCTGTGCTGCTACAGCTGCGGCTTTTTCTAAATCTAATGCTGCTTGAATTGTGCGGCCTGCAGTTTGCAATACACCTTGCGTTAATCCTTGAAATGTTACTAAAGATCCAGGGCCGACCATTGGTACTTTTTCGCCATCAACTGTGTAATACAAAACTTCTGTACCTTTAGCATTTAATTGCGCATTTACTCTTAGATTACTTACCCATTCAAAACGTGATGGTCTTAAATCATCTGCATAAACTTCTGTAACACGCCAATAAGCAACACCGTAGAAAATCAATGAATCTACGGTGGCACTTATCGTGACGGACCTAGGCTGACGGATATCTGGTTGCTCTAACCATACAGGAGATCCTAATTCTTCTCCAGTAGATTTTTTATAAAGTTCTAAAGGTAAGTAACTAATTACGCCAGCAACTAAATTGCGACATCTTGCTACAGCTGGTACTTGCATAGCCAGGGCTCGATCTAATGGCCCATATCCGAAAGCATTACCAACACCACCATATGTGTAGCCATCATTCATAACGGCAGGGGCGTATTGCGCTTGTACGGTTTTATTATTATTAGTTATACCCAAAGCAGACAATAGACCCATATAGGTATGTTATACCATAAATCGGACTAATGGTGCAAATTACACAAAGATTTGCGCGGTTTGTTGTGGGCGTGTCAATTGGCTTACAACCATGGCCAGAGATATTGCAGCTGTAACATCACCGGCTGATTTTCTTCTAATTATGCGCCAGCCAGCATCGCTAGTCTTAGCAGCGCAATTATTTAGGTGTTGTACTAAATCTGCTTGGCCACTATGAACCATTCTGCTATTAGCCATCGCATCTGATAAATCTGAACATGCCTGGTAGAACGCTTGGCCGCTAACATCTTGCATCCGCCAACCACTTTGCTCTAATCGGGTGGCAATTGACTGCGTGGCATATTTGTCAAAGCAAATTATGTGTGGGTGATATTTTTTAGCCCACTCATTTATGTCGCTAGCCATTTTAACTTCATCTATTGCAATATCACTATGCCAAAGCTGTGCAAGTCCTACAGCTATTTTGCCATCTTTCATTTGACCCATAATTAACGCACCTGATCTGCGCGTAGGTGCAATATCAAATGCCATTATAGTCATAGGTCCGACAGGGATCTCTAATGTGCTGTCACTGCATGCTTCTATACTGCCATACACCCAAGGACTGACTGCGCTATCTACCCATTGGCATAGCATCTCAGTTCTAGTAGCTTCTATGCTGTTTGTGTTTACCGATTCTTCTAAAGTCTGCTCACTTATCAAATGCCCTAGTGCTGGATTCGCCATAGCCCAGGCTTTACGGTCATGGATCTTACAATGCTGTGGTGCTGACCATTCGTAGTAACCTAAATTGTCAGGTGGGTATGATAGGCAGCGTTCACGTAAATCATTCAGCACCGTACTAAATCCATCACCAGCATTACTTGTCATTAAGGTCATGGCTTGCGGTCTCGCTCTGGTTACCGGTAATGCAGCTGTAAATGCTTCCGGTGTCCATTCACGTAACTCATCTATGTATAAGAAATCTGCAGTCTTACCGCGTGGTGCATCTCTGGTCGCTGCTGCAATTTCATAACGTGCGCCATTTTTTAATGTAATAGATTCTTGACCATTAGCCAAACGGATCTGCCTTACTTGGTCTTTCAAGAATGGATTGTCTTCAATTGTGTAAGCAACCTGCCTAAATGTATCTAATGCCATATTTCGATTAGAAGACATGCCTAACACATTTTTAGAACCCCAAAGGAATAAATGGCTAAGGATTAACATGCGTGCCAGGTGGGTTTTGCCATTCTGACGTGCTACCAATATCAAAGCTGTTTTCTTGCGCCAATTCTTTTCATCATCTACAGCTAGTAAATCATCTAGTACCCAGCGTTGCCAGGGAATTAACGGCAAACCAATTTTCTCGGCTAAATCTGCAACTTCTTGTGATTTAGATGGGCCTTTTAATAATGGCGTGTGGATTCTAGGCTCAGTGCTGCCAATTAGCCCGACCCCTCGTGAGGTCTGTTTTACTTCCGCATCATTCTGCATCGAAGTCAAGCGTATCAGGTTTAATAAAGGGCGAATCCGGAACGGTTCGGACTGTCTCAGGGAGAGAAGAG